AGGGCCGGTGGATATAAGATGCTTATGTCCAGGCCGAGGCCCCTTGCCGTCTCGGCGGATGGTGCGCGACTAGAGCTCTAGTGCGCACCAGGGGCCAGAGGCCGACCGGCCCAGGGTGGTGCTGGTGCTGGGCACCGCCTCCTCCTTAGGGTGGCGTTCTCGCGCATCCTGGCGCGTGTCACGCTCCTGGGGTGTCCGATCGCGGCGGCCTTCCTCTCCCTGGCCGACGGCGGCGGACGGGGCGTGGTGCGCGAGGCGCGGGCGCGGGCGGCGCAGCCGCCAGTGTGCGGGGGGTCTGAGTGCAGGCCCCAAAATAGGCCCGGTCACGTGGCCCGGTCGGAGACGCCTTTGCAGCGGACGGGCCTAAATTTTGATAGGGCCTGTGTGGGGGGCCGCTTCTAAGCGCGCCCACGCCGAGGCGCTGGGGGCGGCAATGGGTTGCCGCACTAGCTGACCCGTGTCAGATACGGGGAGAGGTCGCGCACGCCGGCGTGCGCCGGAGATCTCCGGGGTCTTGGGCGGCAATGGCTGCCGTGTAGGGGAAGTGGGGTTCCGGTATGAGCGCGGATATCCCTACTCGTCCCTGTCCCACTTGCGCCAGGACTTCACCTGACGCAGCAGGTAGAGGGTGACGACGGAGCAGGCCGTGAGGATGGTCGCGGCCACGGCCAGGGCGACCGTGGTGAGCGCCATGGTGACGCCGGTGCACTCGTTCATGGCGTGGGCACGGGGGTGCCGGTCACGACCGCGGTGACGTAGGCGGCGATGGCGATGACGATCGCTTCGATCATGACCCGGAAGCGCCGGTCACTCCAGAGGGCGCGGAGGATTCGCATCAGTCGTCTCCCTTCGGGCCGAGCGTGGCTTCGATGTCGGCAAGGACGTTGCGCATGGCGGTGGTGAGCTGGTCGGTGTCGGACTGGTTGAGGTGGAAGTGGGTGGCGCAGAGGCGGGCAAGGGAGTTCACGAGGCGGGTGAGGAGGTCGATCTGCTGGGGCGCGGCGTTGATAAGGTCGGTGAGCCGCTGGCGGCAGATGGCGACCTCGTGCTCGAGGTTGGCCGGGCCGAGTTCGAGCGCCTCCTCGTAGGTCTTGCGAGCGGCGGGCGGCAGGTGCTCCGAGTAGAAGCCGTGCCTACGGGCGTTTTGGTTGCCTGGCTGTCCGCCGGGCCTGCGCTTCGGGGGGCGCGACACGTGGCAGGTTCTCCTTTGCGGCGATGTTGTTGGCGGCCGTGCCGAGGATGAGGACGGCGGCGTCGTCCAGGCGGCCGCTGTAGATGGCGATGGCAAGGGCGGTGTACTCCATGGGCGGGATGTGGAGGCTAGGCAACGCGAAGGCGCTCCCCTGGGTAGATGAGGTCCCAGTCGCCGGAGCGCGGGCCGCTGGGGTTCAGGGCTTTGAGGCGGGCGAGCGAGATGCGGCGGGCGACGGCGATGCCCCAGGCGGTGTCGCCGTGGACGACGGTGTGGTAGCGAGTGGCAAAGGGTCGGAGCTGCGCGGCCCAGGTGGCGTAGGTGCGTCCGGGACAGGCGGTGCGGCCCCAGTAGTAGTGGGGCCGGACGGCGACCTTGCGACCCAGGTAGGCGTCGACGTGGGCGACGGCAGTGGCTGCGGCGCGCAGGTGGCCGGGCGACGGTGGCTTCGTGCTGAAGTCGCCGGGCAGGGCGACGGAGATGGTGTGGTTGTTCTGGCCGCCGACGGCGGCGCCGTAGCGGTCGAGGGGCGCGGTGACGTAGACGCGGCCGCTGGCGAAGGCGACGAGCTGGTAGCCGATGGCGTCCAGGCCGCGCCTGAGGCGGTGGTAGGCGTCGATGGCGCGGAGGTAGGTGATCTCCTGGGCGACGGTGCTGGACGCGGGCAGGCCGATGCCGGTGGTGTGGTGGACGGAGATGGCGTTGACGTTGGTGGGCGGGAGGACGGTGTAGCGCTTGGCGCTGGTGGGGCCGGTGGTGCGGAGAGGGTGTGGCAGGAGGTGTTCGCCCCTCCAACTGATGTCGCGCACGCTCATGACCCGAGCGTAGCGGGAGTCGTTTCGAGTTTCAAGCGGGCGGGCTGTCGTCCTTTCGGATTCGCTCGAGCAGGGGGGCCCGGCACTCGTCCATGAAGGCTTTGGTGACGGCGAGTTGGGCGGCTTCGAGGTCGGTCCGGCGGGCGCCGATCGCTAGGGCCAAGTCCTCGTCAATGGCCATTCCTTCGAGGTGGTGCATGTACCATTCGTCGAAGGTCAGATCGGTCTTGTTGTTGGCGTTGTCGCGGTGGCAATGGCTGACCAGGGCGCGGTAGGCGGCGTCGGAGATGGCGATCGTGATCTCCTTCATGGGGCTCCTTTCTAGTTGAGCACTCTGAGCATACGGTAGCCAGCGCCGCCGCTCTCGGCGGCGCCGATCTCGACGCGGCGGAGGACGACGGCGCCGTTGTTGACGGCGATGAGGACCTGAGTCTGGTTGGCGGCGGGGTCGCCCGCCTCGGCGCGGAGGTTGTAGGAGGTCAGGCCGAAGGCGTTGATGAGGTACTTGAGCGTACCGGCGGTGATGTTGGCGATGCGGAGGCTGGTGGCGACGGCTGCGCCGGAGTAGCCGTAGTCGCCGATGTCAACGCCAGCCATGTCGGCGATGACTGCCCCGGAAGCACAATAGGGCGGGGGCAGGTAGCAGCCGATCATGAGACTGAAGGCGCCCGCCCCGGTTGCGCCGGGGCGTCCTCCGATGGCGGAGACGCGAGTAACGGTTGTACCGGCGAAGGCGGAGGCGGTGGGGGTGAAGGACATACCGTCAAGGATGCCACCGCCAGTGAAGCCGACACTGGGGCCGCCCTCGAAGATGATGGCGTGGCCAGAGATGTTGACGGCGCCGGCAACGTTGGCCCGATACCAAATGGGATCGTTGATGGCTAGGGTGGCAGTAGCGGGGAGGAGGGCGTTCATCAAGGTTTCGCCGCCCCAGGGGTCGGTGTTGATGCCAATAGCGCCGTAAGGCATGTTTGCGCCTCCAACGCGGAGGCAGGCGTCGATCTTGGTCGTGAAGTCGCCATCGAAGGGGAAGATGCGCCCTACGCCGTCGGAGCCCTTGATGGCCTGGCCGTCGGGGATTTTGATGCCCAGGCTGAAGGCCTGGAGGGCGGCGTAGGTGTGGGCGTAGGCGTACTGGTCGACGAACTCGACGGCGTTGGTGGCGGCGTTGACGCGCAGCTCTTTGAGGGCTTGGCCGCTGTAGCTGGCGGGGGTGTCGGTGAGGCCAATGAAGGTCGATGCCCCTCCTCCTCCTCCTGACGGTAGGGCGCCCTGGATGGTGATGACGACGGCGTCGTCCTGGTTGGAGGGGTCGAGGAAGAGGACGGTGCACTGGCGCCCTACGACGACGTCGGCGGCGGGGATGTCGGTGGCCATGCGGACGGCGGGGATGAGCGTGGGGTGGGAGCCGACGAGCTGGACGTCGGCCTTGTGGGTGACGATGTCGTAGGCGCGGACGATGCCCTTGCGGACGATCTTTGCGCCGGCTATAGCCTGGGGGTCGTCGGCGAAGGGCTGGGTCATGGGCTGCTCCTGCGGCGCATCTAGGGAGCTCCTAGAGTCATCAGGTGCTCGTAGCGGGCGCCCTTGGGCCCACGGCGGTAGATGGTCTCGATGGTGAGGACGCGGCGCTTGGCGGCCGTCAGACCGGCCCTGGTGTCGGTGATGGCGATGACGTCGTTGGTCTCGACGCCGCAGTGGACGGGGGCGAGCAGCTGGTCGTCGCGGGTGGCGCCGATGACCTGCTCTCTCTGCTCACGGGCGGCGCGGGCGGTGGCCTGGGCGGCGGTCCAGATGTAGGGGTCGGCCCTCTGCCGGGGCGCGGAGTAGAGGAGCTGGGCCTCGGTGTCGTCCAGGTCTTCGGCGACGATCAAGGCGTCCTCTCCGGCGAACGCCTGGATGTGGTTGGCCTCCTTGAGGGCGTCGCGGTAGGTGGCGGCGGAGATCTGTTGGTTGCCGTCGGAGAGCGGGCGCTTGTAGGCGGCGTCGGCGGTGTCGGCGGTCAGGGGTTCGTTCATGAGAAGGAACACGCCTAAGGTGACCATGTGGTCGGGGACGCGTTCGAGGATGGTTCGAAAGGCGGTGAGGGCGGAGTGGCCGGGCTGGATGGTGAGCGGCGGGTAGAGGTTGACGGAGGCGGGGGAGCTGCCGGTGCTGGAGAACTCGTAGCCGACGCGGGCGGCGACGTACCTGAGCTGCTGGAAGATGTTGTCGTCCCCGGCCGCCAGGGCGACGGCGCGGGGGAAGCGGTGGCGGGCGAGGTGGGTCCAGGGGGAGCCGAGCACGACGCGCAGGGTGGCGCGGCCCTTTTCGTAGGTGTGCTCGAAGGCCTCGACGTGGTAGGTCGGGCCGGCGGAGTAGCGGGGGCCGCTGGCGGTCTGGTAGCCCTGGCCGATGATGACGTCGGCGCCCTTGGTCAGGACGGCGACGGCGCCGCTCCCCGGTGTGGCGTAGGTCCCGGCGGAGTTGTCGAGGACGATCTCGGACAACTGGGGGCTGAGCGGGTGCTCGTGCAGGTGGGCGCTGACGACGTCGGCGGTGATCTCGAGGGTGGCGGGCACGGCGGGAGACTGGAAGACGTAGCGGGCGGTGGTGAGAAAGACGTTGGTGGCGTCGTAGGAGATGGCCAGGCCATAGGGGGCGCTGACCGCGGTGGGCACGGGCTCGCGCCAGAGGTCGTCGGCGAAGGCGGAGGTGGCGGGCTGCTGGGTGTGGGCAATGCGGTTGTAGGCGACGTCGCCGGTGTGCTGCTGGCGGAAGGTGACGCGGTTGGTGTCGGGGCGGGCAGCGTAGGGGGCGGCGAAGGTGATGCTGGAGCTGGTGATGGCGGACTGGATGACGACGCCGGCGCTCCAGGTGTTAAGGGCTTGGCTGTAGCCGTCGCCGAAGAGGTAGCGGCGCAGCTCCTTGACGGGGACGGCGGCGGCGGTGTCCTCGTCGGTGACGATAACGTTCCAGTCGCCCGAGTAGAAGACGGCGACGCCGTTGTAGGCTGGGGGCCAGGCGGGCCCGTTGTAGCCGGTCCAGGCGGCGCCGTTCCAGCGGTAGGCCTTGACGCCGACGGTGGGCGGGCCGGGGATGACGCAGACGACGACGTTGCCGTCGGACTTGCCGGCGGCGGCGAGCTGGGCGACGATCTGGTCGTTGGTGAAGCGGAGGGAGAAGGCGGACCAGCTCGCGCCGTTGTCGGCGGAGGTGGCGGCGTAGACCTGGGTGTTGATGGCGTTGCCGACGACGATGCACCAGAGGGTAGAGCCAGCCTTAGCGAAGGCGACGATGTTTGCTTTGGCGGTGACCCAGCTCGTCCAGATGGAGTAGTCGGAGCCGATGGTGGGGTTGGTGACACGGGAGCGGTAGAGGGTTGTGCCGTCGAAGCGGGCGCGGATCAGCGAGCCGTCAGCGGCGACGATGGCGGCGTGGCCGTTGTCGGCCTCGGCCCCGGCGTACCACTGGGTGCGGCGGAGGCGGTTGACACCGGCCAGGCGGTCTTGAACCTGGACGTAGAGGTAGGGTCTGCGCTTGGTGTCCTTCTGAGCGGCGCTGAGGTCGGCATGGAGGGAGCGCATGTCATGTCAGGGGCCTGGGTCGCTGTCCTGGCTGGGTAGGGGCTCTGCGGGGGTGTAGGTGCGGCCCACGCGGACACCGCGGCGGGGCTTGACGCGCTCCTGGTAGCGGAGGCGGAAGTGGTAGGCAAGGCTGGCCCAGTCGCGCTCGGTGCCGGGGCCGCCGGTGGCCAGGGTGTCGATGGTGTCGGCGACCTGCTGGTCGCAGGCGAGGGCGGCGGCGGCGAAGAGGAGCGTCTCGTCGTGGTCTTCGGGCAGGGTCTTGGTGCCGTTGATGACGTGGTGGCTGTGCCAGTAGATGTAACAGTTGGCGCCGTCGCCGACGGCGTCAAGCATGGTGAGGGTGTCGCCCCACAGCGAAAAACGGACGGTGATGATGGGGAAGGCGCCGATGGGGAACTCGACGGCGACGACGCGGATGCGCTCGGTGAGGGTGGAGATATCTAGATCCCGGCTGCCGTTGACGGTGGCCTTGGTCGTCTTCTGCTCGCGGGGGACGTGGTGGGAGAGGTCGCGCAGGGCGCGCTGGATGTGCGCTTCGAGCTCGGCGCTGGTCCAGATGGCGGCGCCTGCGTCGTCAAGGACGACCTGGAGCCGGGCGACGAAGGTGGCGAGGGCGGAGGGCATCAGCCCTCCTCTTACGCCACAGAGCCGGCGCGTGTGCTGGGAGCGACGAGGATGGTGTCGGCGGCCAGGATGTAGCCGAGGATGGTGTTGACGTCGCCGCCGGTGACGGGGGCGGTCTCGGTGTACCCTCCTCCTACTCCTGCGCCCTCCTCGTTGTACACGAGGCCGCCGGGGGTGCCCAGGGTGAAGCCGGTGATGACGGCTTCGCGGGTGACTTCGATGACGTCGCCGCTCACGCCGCCTTCGAGGGCGATGAGCTTGGTCTGGATGGCGGTTCCGACGGTGGCGAGGGCCCTCTTCCAGCCGGTGGCGTAGCCGAGGGCGTCGCCGGCGACGCACGTGCCGGCGAGGGTGATCTTGAACTTAGGGCCGATGGCGATGATGGTGCGGTTGCGGGGGCTCGCTTCCGTGAGTGCCATGCCTCTACCTCCGCCGGATCGACCGGCCTGACGATGGGAGCGTTACAGTTGGCGCAGTCGGTGCCGTTGGGTTGCAGGATGACGTTGCTCTTGCAGCGCGGGCAGTACGATTGCGGCATCTAGTTGGTCCAGGCCTGGTCATCGATGCCGCTGAGCATGGAGATGGAGAGGGTGGACTTGAGGACGACGGAGAGGTACGCCTTGATGCGGTCGCGGGTGGCGTCCTTGGTCTCCAGGCTGTCGCTGACCTTCTCCGGCTGGAAGGGCGTCCCGGCGGAGATGCCGTGGAAGCCGTCTTCGGCGAAGCGGATGCAGAAGATGGTCTCGGTGTCGTCGCCGGTCTTGGCGGAGTAGACGCCGGAGGAGACGGCCTCGGTGATGGTGAGGAAGTCGTTAACGACGATGGGGACGTCGGAGTAGTGGAGGATGGGCCGGTTGATGGAACCGGCGGCGGAGAGGGCGAGGTCCCAGCCCTGGGAGCGCGCCAGGGTGCGGATACCGCGGCGGGCGCGGCGGCCCATCAT